CAGTCTGAGAATCCAAAAGAATATCTTTCAGATGCTTTGAAACGCATATTTCCTGTTTCAAAATCTGGCTCCATTGATGTTTTCAAAGGTCTTCTTTGGAACATCTTTAGACCAGTATTAGTCATGTCAGTTAAGATAAAGAATGCATCAGTATCAGTTAAGTAGTGGTTTACTACATAACCTTCTGGGAACATGCCCATAGTTCTTAATGCATTTGTATCGTTATCAGCAGTACCAACTCTTAGGTCACTTTTCAAAATTCTTTGAGCAGTGAACGCTAATTCTTTTGGTATTACTAGCTTTCTAGCTTGTACTGCTACTGGAATATTTCTGTCATCTGTGAAACCACCAATTGAAATAATTGCGTTTTCTAAAGATGATTCAGAAAGGTCAGCCGCAGTGCTTGGCTCGTTAGCTTGGTTTCCTGCTGCCACAGTTGGGTGGTCAGTAGCAATAAGCTCCTTACCATCACCGCCCGGAAAGCTAGAGTTAAACGCATTGTTTAATACGTTTGCTCCCTTTACCTGTTTTGTGTAAGCCATTGAACGAGCTAAAGCAGCAGTGTATCTTTTTGATAAAGTATCATAAAGATTATCTTCAACCGCTTCTTCAGTGATTGCAAAAGCAAGTGCAACTGTTTCATGCACATATCTTGCAGTCCACTGCTCTGAAGCAGTATCAAATTCTACTGAAGCACCCTCTGACTTAGTTGGTGCAGCACCAAAGCCAGTGATAAGAGTTTCCTCTTCAAAAGTTTCTTCTGTAAAGATTTCAGCGTGTTCACGCTCCCATCTTTTGTACTCCATACCGAATAGGGCGTGGAGTCCCGGCTCCAACTCTTTGACAAGTTGGGTTCTTGATATAACAGCCATATTATTGTCCTCCTATTACACGCCCACAGTTCCATCAGCATCAATGTGTTGGTTAAGTTCATGTTCATGAATTGTAACCTCAAGGATACCATTGGTTCCGTATTCGTTCTTTGGACTGTCAAATTTACGAAGGATTCGTAAACCGGCAGTACCAGTTCCTGTTGTTCCACTAATTTCAAATCTGCTTTGACCAGTAGTAGTATCACCAGAACCTGCTACGATATCGGCTAAGTTACCAATATCTGCAAAATCTGCACTACCTGCTGATTGTACAGCAAATACAATGTTAGGGTCGTCATAAATATAAGCAGTGACATCGCCACTTGCTTGTGTTGCTGTTCCCGTTGGGAAGTATTTAACAAATTTAACTTCTCCGTCTGATGCAGTATATTGAGCACCTGCGAAAACACCTAATATTCTATTACCGGCAGCAGCTACATCGATGTAACCTGTTGCTAATAATTTAACACAATCACCAGTAAAAATATTAGATGATGTTCCACTAGCTATTTTATACTCATTAGCACGAATTTGCCCACCTGTTAAATGTCTCACCGGTTTTAAACCGAATGCGGCATCTACATTAGCCATATTTTCTCCTAATTGTTAATAGTTAAAAACCCGCACCCGTATCTAAAATTATTCTGAATTTTTCTTTTTACCGAAAGATACAGAACTATTACGCCTTTGTGTTATTGGCATTGATGGATTTTGTTCTTTAAGCA